CTCGGGAGGGTCCGGGACGCGGCCCTCTTCGATGTCCAGGAGCATCTCCTCCTGCAGGCCCGTGCCCTTGGCCAGGGCCTGGAGAGGCATCGCGCACTGCTGGCGGTACTGCCGGATGAGTTCGCCCAGGGTCATAAGTTCCTTACGGCCTGGCCCAGGAGACCTTACGCCCATCCGCCAGGCTGATGATGAGTTTCTGGAGCACCTTCCCCTTCTCCATCACTTCCCGCTCGGCCCAGGGCGACGCGCCTGGGGCCAGGTCCTTCTCGGTCAGGCCCAGAAGCTTCAAGACCGGCCCGACCTCGCCCCGGCCGCCCCCCGCCTTCGTGGGGTCGAAGGCCGCGAAGACCTGCGCCGCCGGGGGCAGGGGCGGCAGCTCCTTCAGAATCTCCTCCAGCTCGGCCCTGGCCGCCTGGGGGGTCAGGTCCAGGAGCGCCAGCACGCCTTTCATGCCCTGCTCCGCGTAGATCTCTTTTAGGTCCGGGGTCTTCTCCTTTGCGTCTTCCTTTGCCATCTGCATCTCCTTCTGCATCTCCTTTCACGCCTCGTCGAAAAGCCGGTCCGGGAGTTTCTGCACGGCCTCGCACCGGCAGCGCACGCTCTCCCGCGCCGGCAGGGACCAGTCGCGGGGGTACTGCGCCTGGAATCCGCCCACCATGAACGCCTGGTCGATGGGGATGGACCTGGCCTTCGCGTAGCTCTCGCCTGCGATCCGGTGAGAGTAGCGCACCCTCCGGTCTCGGGAGGTCAGCCACCACTTCTCCAGCCCGCCCCCGATCCGGTCGTTGAGCTGGCGGTTCCGGGTGTTTTTGACCTGGCTGCGGAACCGCTTCAGCTCGGTCTCGTAGATCGTTTCGGCGCGGGCGCGGATGCTGGAGAAGACCCCTGGATCGTCCAGGTTGGTCCCGATGGCCTCGATGGTCTCCGCCCGCTTCTTCGCGCCCACTGCCGCCAGGCCGATCTCCCGCGTGATCTTCGCCTTGGCCTCGTCCATCACGCCTTTGATAAGGTCCACCGTGAAGTTCTCGTAGACCTCGATGGTCGCGGCCGGGATGGCCGGGAAGACCGCCTCGATTCGCATCAGGCCCATCGGTTCGGCCACCTGGCGCGTGGCCGAGCGGACGACGTCTTCCCCGGAAAGCCCGACCTCGTCGCCCACCCGTCGGGCCAGGACCTCCAGGAGCCGCTCAATCTCGGAGCGGAGGTTCGGGAGGAACTTGCCCTCGAAGTCCCCGGCGTCATTCAGACGGCGCAGGACCTCGCCCTGCGCGTCTCGGACCAGCTCCGTCACCCGGCGCAGCTTTTCGTTGTCCTCCGCGTTCGCCTGATCGAGTAATCGCTGGACCAGGCTGTCGAACTCAGCCCGCGAGGCCACCGCGCCCCCTCTGCGTCTTCTCCGCCAGCTTCAAATAATCGACCATCTCCCCGGCCGGCACATCGTCCATCAGCTCCATCGCCTCGTCCGGCGAGCAATCCACCCCGAGCTGTCCGAAGAACGCACAGATGACCTTGATGCACTGCTCGTCCGTGGCCCAGCCCTTCTCCCGCGCGACGGCCATCGACTGCACGACCTGGTTCATCGTGTTCCCGATGCGCTGAATGTCCTTCGAGGAGATCTCCGGGGCCTGGACGGTGATGGTCTTGCCCTCCTCGGTCTCCCGGATTTCCCTGGCCAGGATGGCCTGGTCCCGCACGAACTCCATCACGGTCGTGACGATGTGCATCAGGTCCTTCTGCTGAGACCTGAGCGCCTTGACTGTGGGGAAGTCCATCTCCCCGGCCGTGGCCCGGTTGGTGTTGCCGCCCTCGGCAAAAAAATGCTCCGGAAGGTTGCGGGAGCCCAAAATGTGATTCTTGATCATTCGAGCGCCCGTGGAGACATCCTCGCTGTTCAGGCTCGGGCTCACGGCCTGCCAGACCTCGTTGTCGTTGTGCGCCCGGACCGAGCCGGACCGGGGGGGCGCCTTGCGGTTGCGCAGCCACTCGTTGATGCGAGGCTGGTCGTAGCCCTTCAGTGTCACGTCCCAGATGAAGGCGTTCAACAGGCCGACGCGCTCAAGCTGGTCGAAGAGCATCTTGTCGTAGCCATCCATCCAATCGACCAGGGGGAACAGGTCCGGCCTTCCCCGCGTGGCCCCCAGGACCGAGTTCTTCTTGAAGAAGAAGCACTCCCCGTTCAGCCTCCCGTAGCTTTTCGAGGCGATGTCCATGTCCGGCAGGATGACCTTCAAGATCTTCTCCGTCTCGCCGGGGGCGGACCGCAGCACGACCTCCCCCTCGAACTTCTGGTTCATCGGGTGCTTCCGCACGGCCTTGATGTTGCTGGGGTCGATGTAGCCCAGCATCACCCGGCCGTTGATCGGGTTGATGGTCACGGGCCAGAGCTGCTCGCCCCAGATCTTCCATTCCAGGCAGTATTGAGGCAGGAAAAAGTCCCACTTGTTCTGGGGATCCTTCCAGTGGTCGGTGAGGACGCGCTGGAGGTCCTTGTCGGGCGTTTCGACTCGAAACCCATCCCCACAGATGATGTCCCGCTCCAGCTCCAGGATACGCTTGGCGAAGGGATTGGTGTCCCAGAGGAAAAACGAGAGCTGCTGGGCGCGGGCCAGGGTGAACCCAGATACGTCGCGGGGAGATCCGGTCAGGGGCCGGTAGAGGTGGTCGTCCGGGTCCAGCCAGCCCCCGCCGTAGAACCCACCGTCCGCCAGGGCCTCTTTGGCCTCCATTGGGCGGGAGGGGGCGTCCGTGGGCGGGACGGACGCCCCCCTGGTGGCGAGGGCCGCATCTGTGATCTCAGTGGCTCTGAGGTAGCTCCTCAGCCTGTCGATTAACGTCATCGCTCAAGTCCTCGATGGCCTGTTCCGGCGTGATATTCAGGAGGGTCAGCACGCCCTTCATCCCCTGCGCCTGATGGATCGCCTGGACCTCCGAAACCTCCCCGACCCCCTCGGGTTCCGGGGCCATCCCTCCGAAGATCCGGCTTCTGTGCTGCGCGTGGTAGTGTCCCCGTTCGGCCTCGATCCCGCCCCCGGCTGCCGGGGGCGAGCCCACGGTCCTGGCCTGTTCCGCCAGGGCCTTCGCCCAGAAATGGTCCGCGTGGCCGGTGGCCTCCGACCTCTCCGCGTCGAACCGGAAATGCCCGGTGGCCGTCTGGAACCGCTTGATCTGATGGAGCGACTGCCGGATCGTGGAGTCTGCCGGGATGCGGCTCAGGTTGTCCTCGAACCGGTTCTTGATGACCGTGGCCAGGACTTCCTTATTGGCGCTCGTGAAGGGGATGCCCTCGACCTTGCTCTCGCCGAAAACGTCTTTCGCCTTCTCGGCGAGTTGCGCCCCAATGCCGGTTTCGTCAATGCACCCCCGGCGCATCTTCGGATGGGACAGCAGGGCCAGGAGGATCTTCTCCTGCACCCAGAACGGGGTTTTCGCCAGGTCGATGGCTGCCCGCGTCCAGGCGATGCCGTCGATCTCCTCGTCCAGCCACTGCACCGAAAGGTCCCGCTTCCGGGCCACGTCCATGCCCAGGTAGAGATCGCCCACGAAGGGGATTCTCGCCACCAGGGGGGCCAGGGCTAAATCGCCAGGATCGACCTTGGTCCGCTTCCAGACCTCGTAAGCCTCGCGGGCAGCTTCCACAAGCTTGACGGCCCAGTTGGGCATCCGGGCCGCGCTGTCGTGCTCCACTCCGCCAATCAGGTCATAGGACAACCAGGCCGTGGCCTCGTCCAGGAATTCGAGGAGGTACTCCTGCGCCCAGGCTTCGTCGTCATCCAGCGCCCGGCGCAGGTCCTCCGGCGTGCAGGGCTGGCCCTGGGCATCCCGCAGTTTCAGCCCCCCGGCCACGGCGTCGAAGATGTCCGTCTTGTGCTTGGACCAGGTCCCCTCCGAGGTCCACATCTCGTAGAACCGGTTCTGTTTTCCGAGGGGGGTGGATGTGACGGCGATCCGGTAGCCCCGCGTGATCGTGGGGAAGAGGGCTGTCCAGATCGCCCGGCTGTCTTTGTGGATCGCGAACTCATCCAGGTAGACGTTGGCGCTCCAGCCGCGCGCTGTGTCGGGGTTGGCGGGCAGGCCCACCACCCGGCTGCCATTGGCCAGGAGCACTTCGAGCTGCTTGTAGACTGTGCCGTCCTCGGCCTTGAAGTCCGCCTCGATCTCTTCGATGGCCCGACCGATGGCCCGCAGGTGGACGGAAAGCTGCGACATCAGCTCCCGGCTCTGGCGCTCCCCGCGCGAAAGACAGACCCAGCGCGACCGGGGCCGCTCCGTCACATCCAGGCCGATCTCCAGGGTCGTTCCAAAAGTTTTGCCGGACTGCCTGGACCACATGCCTATTTTGAAGCGGCTCTTATCCTCAATCCAGGCCCTCTGGTACTGAGTCAGCGGAACCACTGCTTTTCGGCCACTCGCCATACCGATGGTGTCCTACCAAAAAAGGCCCTCGCTGCAACTGAGGGCTGTGATTCCTCAGAAGCAACGAGGGCCGGGTTGTTCCCATACGCTCGTGAAGCTATTCGGTTTTAGGTGCTCGTCCTGCTATATCACCACTTGGGCAACCATAGTGCAACGGCAACCCGTTTCCGACGTGCATTTTTCATGAGGGAGTTCGGGCGCTTGATCAATGGCAAAGATTTTGCCTTCCAATTTCTGACAGGCTTCACAAACTCGATTTTTAGCCGTGAGTATCTTCACTTTCTTTATGTCGCCCTTGCGGTAATTGCTCAACTTCTGTTGATGGAGCGCGTAAAACAAAATCATTCTTGCGGCTGATTCGCCGCCCAACACAAGGCCCGTTTCAAGGCCGGAAGGCAACCATTCTTGAGCGCGATTGCCGCCCCACAAGTGCATCATAGCCGCAGTTATGCGGAACGATTGCATTTGCTCATCGGGGAGCGCCGCAAGAATCTTAGGCTTTCCCCTGAAGATGGTGTCCAGAATCGCCAGATCACGGTCAGGGGTGTAGTTTTTCCAATCTATCCCCATCCCGCGCTGGAATACCTGTCCAACCTCAAATGAAGCGACTGCTTCAATAGCCTCCCTAAATCTTCCCTTCTGAAGTGCGCCCAGGATTCGCCCCTCAGTATCCAGCCGCTTTTCTTTTTCTCGTGCCAAGCGTTCTTCAGCTATCGCCTTGCCTTGCTCGGAACATCGCCACATCACAAGGTCAGATGTGGCCTTCTTCATTTCTTCAGGGTCGGCCTGAAGCAGTCGGGTGATCAGTTCTTTCTTTTGCCCTGTTGGAGGCAGCCCGCGCTGTTTCAGCATCTCCTTGAGGGCTGGAACCTTGAACTTGCGATCAAGAAGCTCTGCCAGTCCTACGGGTTCTAAAGCCCCATCCTCAACAAAGCGCCTGATTGCCTTTTCTGGATGCTCCCCAAGAACGTCTTCCCAGGAATCCGATCTTGAATAAGACTCCCCCGAAGTGGGGTATAAGAACCTGCTCAGTAGAAGAAGATGCGCGGGCGATTTCTTCCAGGCGAGGCCAAAGAGAGAGCGGAAAGTCATCTTCGCGCTTTCTTCTTGGGCTGTGCGGCCTCTTCATCTGGGATGTACTCGAAGATGTCTCCGGGCTGACAGTTAAGAACGCGACAAAGATTATTAAGGGTAGACGTGTCGAGCCTGGCAATATCTCCCTTAATCATCCTTCCCAGGTTCGATTGATTGATGCCGGTGGCCTCAGCTAGGGCTTTGCGGGTACGATAGCCACGCTGTGCCATCACCTCAAAGACCTTAAACTTTATCATATTGGGTCCTCCTGCCATAATATAAGCAAAAGGACCAAATAAATCAAGAACAAGGCAGAATTATTTCGCAGAAAACGGCATTTTTCTCTTGACAAGATGCCAACTAATGCTTATATTATGGGCACAAGAAGGCAATAAGCCCGGCCAGTGCTGATACACCGACCGGGCGAAGTCGAAACCAGCCACCCGTAAGATGGAGGAAACGACGATGAAAGATACGGCAACCATAGCCCAGGACGCAAGGGAAAACGCCGCCGCCCGCCTCGAAACCCTGGCACTGAAAGCCGAACGCAAGGGCGACCTGAAGCGAGCGGAAGAACTGAGACACCGCGCAGAATTCTTGAGGGCGGAGTGAACGAGCCGGGGCCGGACAATCCCCGGCCCCTTCACTTTGGAGACGCGAACATGGAAACGACGATTCCCCTTGACGTTCTGACCCGGCCCTTCGACCCCTCCCAGGTCAAGCAGCGCGAAGGACGCGGGGGCAAGATGCTGGACTATCTTGAGACCCATGCAGTTATCACCCGCCTGAATGAGGCTTTCGCCGGGGCGTGGAGCTTTGAAGTCGTTGAGCATCATATCCTCGACAACGAAGTCTTTGTCCGGGGCCGGTTGACGGCGGTCGGGCAGACCAAAGAGCAGTTTGGGGGCACTGAAATCACCCGAACGAAGGACGACGGTAAGGCTCTCTGTCTTGCCGACGACCTGAAGTCTGCCGGATCGGACGCCCTGAAAAAGTGCGCTACCCTGTTCGGCGTGGGCCTGGAACTCTACGCCAAAGATGGCCCTGCAAGGGCCGAGCCTGAAGCATCCGAGAAACAGACCGGCTTTCTCCGTGCTCTGGCCTCATCGCCCCTTCTCTCCCCGGAGGAAAAGGCGAAGGTTGAGGCCGAGATTCAGCCCACCCTTACCCGGCAACGCGCCTCCGATCTGATTGATGAACTCCAGGCCACGATCAAAGACAGGGTGCAGGCACAGAGGGCACAGAAGCCCGCCCCGGTCAACGGAACCAACGGCAGGACACACCAACCGGCTTACAGGTAGAACACTCCCGGAGGGGCTTTCCCCGGCCCCTCCTTCATCTCAGGAGAGTTTGATCTTGACTCCCCACGGTGACATTTTCCCCACTTTCTGCCTGCGCCGGATGGAAGGGGTAGAGGAAGGAGCCTGCAAAGCCTGCTTTGAGAAGCACCCCCAACTCAAAGCCGCTTACCGCTCCTGGCCGCGCTGCACGGCGGAGAACCTGATCTCCCCGGAAGATGTTGCTACCCCTTGCGCCGGGGGGGATAGCGCCATAATCGACAGCCTTCTCTATGCCCTTGCCGATGCTATCGCGCAACTTCCATCCGATGAGCGCAAGGCGATCATGTACCGACAGGACCGCACCCCCAGGGGCAGGATGTTGAGCACTTTGATGGCTTGGGCGCACGTAGGGGCCAACATAGGCCGTCCAAAGCTTCAGGTTATGGACTTCCGGCGCTCTGATGAAGCTGTATGACCCATAGGGGGCCTGATCGGGGCAGGCCCCTCCTATCCACGTTTTTCAGTCAACTTGAAGTTCTCAATCTTACGAACATGCACCGGATCACCTGCTTCATGGAGCACTTCGAGCGTGACATACTGCCGCTTGAGCCGGATTTCAAGCTCAATCTCGATGAGCTTTCTGAGGGGATCTTTAGGGGCTAATTCCTCACCGTCAATTAGAATTCTTCGCATAGTAGACTCAGGCAAGGCTATGAAACGGACCTACAAATACAGGCTCTATCCCAACAAGGCCCAGGATAAGGCCCTTGATTTCCTGCTCTGGCAGACTCGGAATGTCTACAATGCCGCCCTGGAGCAGAGAATCAAGACGTATCAAGAGACTGGCAAGGGTGTTAGTTTCCCCGCCCAATGTGCTCATTTTCGGATTGAGCGCAACGCCAATCCTGAAACATTGAGCAAGCTCAACAGTCACAGCATGCAACAGATGCTTCGCCGCCTGGACAAGAGTTTTGCGGCCTTCTTCCGTCGCCTGAAGGCCGGGGAGAAGCCCGGTTTCCCGCGCTTCAAGGGTCGCAACCGGTTTCACAGCCTGGAATACGTCTACGGAAACGGATGCAAGTTGAGGGCGGACGGCAAAGGCCGGGCACTGTTTTATGTGCAGAACGTGGGGGAGATCAAAGTCAAGTATCATCGTCCGATCCCCGACGTTGCCACGATCAAACACGTCATCCTCAAGCGGTCGCTGGATGAGTGGTACGTCTGCCTGTCGCTTGACATGCCCAACCCTGATCCGGTCATCCACGACGGCCCGGCGGTCGGTGTGGATGTGGGCCTCAAGAGCCTCCTGGCCCTGTCCGACGGCACGACGGTCGATAACCCGCGCTGGATGCGGGGCAACCTCCGTAAGCTCCGGGTTGCACAGCGCCAGTTGTCCAGGCGCAAGAAGGGCAGTAACCGGCGACGGAAGGCCGCTCGACAGGTTGCCCGCCTTCATGAGCGGATCACCAATCAGCGCCGGGACTTCTGGCACAAGACCACGAAGCACATGGCTGACACCTATAGCCTGATAGCGATTGAAGATTTGACCCTCAATTTCATGAGACAAAACCGTCACCTGTCCTTGAGTGCATCTGATGCAGGTTTGGGCATGTTCCGACAACTGCTTGAGTACAAAGCTGAAAATGCTGGTTCTCAAGTCGTGACCGTGAACCCGCGCAATACCTCGCAAATGTGCAGTGGATGCGGTGAGGTTGTGCCGAAGAAGCTGAGCGTAAGGACTCATGCCTGTCCTGTTTGTGGGCTGATTGAAGGTCGGGATGTCAACGCGGCCCGGAATATCCTTGCTTTAGCTTTGCCTCAACCTTGTTCTTCTTCTCCCTCTCAGTCTTTGCCAGGTGGCACAAAGCATCCACTAAGGAAAAAGCCAGGGGGCCGGAAGAAAACAGACAAGGGGCAAGGGGCTTGCAGGGGCAAACGGAGCGAGAAACGCGGGGGTATTTCACCCCCTTCAATATCCCAAGCTTAGCTTCATCCCCGCTCGGACGGAGCGGTCAGGGCGTAACGTAAGCGCAGTAAGGCTATGCGTGCTCTGAGAAGCCGTCGCCGGAAGGCGTTGGAGTCGTCACCACATGCCGATCTTGAACCTGGACCGTTAGCCTTACCCCCGCTCGGACGGAGCGGTCAGGCGCTAACGTGGATGCTGTAAGGTCTGCGTTGCCTGAGAAGCTGTCACCTTTAGGTGATGGAGTCGTCACCGGTCGTTGATCCATTTCTTCTGGTAATCTGTCAGTGGGACGATCGCTTTAGGCTTGCTGGCCAAGGCCGTACATCTCCTCCCGGATAATCCGCTTGGTCTCCGGGTCAAGCTGCTTGTTCGTGGCTTTCTGGACCTTCTGCTCGATCTTGGCCAAAGCCCTCTCCGTCCGGTCCTTCGCCTGCATCTTGAGGCGTTCGCGGGCCACCCGCGCCCGCTCTAAGTCCGCCAGCATCCCCCCGATCTTGATGGGGTCGGACTCCGCCATCATGTCCATCCCACCGTTCATCAGGGCCTGGATGGCACCGCTTACCATCAGCTCGTTGGCCACCTCGGCCGCTTCCGTGTTTGGGTTGTCGCGAGCCTCCTCAGCCAGGACCTTCACGTGCTCCCGGACCATCTTCATCCGCTCTGCCACCTCGGTGATGTTGGAGTGCCACCGCTGGATGGAGGAGTGCCCGACCGGATGTCCGAGGGTCTTGAGGTGGTCTTCGATCTCCTGGTAGGTCTTTCCCCCCTCGTTCAGGAGGCGGGAGATCTCCACCCGGATCGACTCGGGAAGCCCGGAAACCTTGTGGTGTCGGCGCTTTATGGTTCGGGTGGCCATGTCAATCGTGCAGGGTGATGCCGGGGTCGTCAGGGACAGACCCTTCGATGAGGTCCTGCGCCTTCACCGTGTTCCTGACCATGAAAATCGTCAGCCCCATCGACTTGCGGGCCGTGTCCTTCATCTCCACGTAGCCCTTTTCGGCGAGGTACTGGCATTGCAGCCGGATGTCCGGGATGCGCACATCATGCCCGGCAGAGGTCAGCATCTGGTCGAGCGTGAGCGCCCCCACCCACTGGCCCTTGGTGACCTCCAGGGCCTTCAAGATGTCCCCGCGCAAGATCTTCTTTTCGATGGCCCGAAGGTCCTCACTCATCTTGATTTCCTTCCCGAATGCTTAGCCCATCCACGCCGGTTTTGATGCCGTCCAGGTTGCGTTTCACCTCCGATACGTCTATCCAGTACTCGTCGCGCCCCACGTATTCCTTCGGGAGGTTCGCTCGCAAATCTGAAAAGCGATCATACATGTCATCGATGCGCTTTTCCATCCGGGCGGAGCGGGCCAGGATGATCCCCGACAGGGTGCTCAGGAGGACCGCCAGAAGCAGCCCTATGATCTGCTGCGCCTCCATCTATTTTTTCGCCTTCCCCAGGTACTTCGCGGCGGTGGCCAGGCCGGAGACCGCAATCTGCGCGATCTGGTCGTTGCGGCCATCCTTCTCCTTCGCCAGGTGAATCCCGGACAGGACGATCCGCGCCTCCGATTCCCCGATGGGGATGCCTGCGGCGCCGGCGGCCTCCACGAGCTTCTGGGGGGCGTTGCGCTTATTCACATCCTTGTTTTTGCGGTCTGCCGCCGCGTTGTAGACCCGCTCGGCCAGAGGACCCAGGACGATGACGGAGTTGGTGATGGCGCTAAAAACCTTGCCCCACATTTTAGGCTCCTTTCGGTGGCTCTTCACGAATTTCCTTCGCCCCCTGCTTCAGGCGCTGGGCCAGGGCGATAACGACCTTTGACCCTCCGGAGATAATCGCGGCGGTGATGTAGATGCCCACAGGCGAGACCGGGCGGTAGAGGAACAGACTCAGGGAATCCAGGCCGTAGACCTGGCAGACGAGGAGCGACAGCCCCACGGAGATCGGGACCTTGAGGCTGTAATTCCCCAGATAATCCTGGTAGTAGCGCCACTCGAACAGCACGGCCAGCGCCCGCTCCAGGATCAGCGCGATCACGAAGAGCAGGACCAGGCCGGAAATCGTCGTGCCCAGGAACAGGTCGATGGGTGGGACCTGGATAGGCTGATTGTGAGTGGCTGTGGTATCCATCAGACTGCTCCTTCCAGGACGACCCTGGGATATTCGCCGATGGGTCGGTAGGTTCCATGCCACCGGAACCACCGCGCTCCATAGGTGGGATGCGACTGGTCTCGCAGGTCCACATGAAAGCCTTTGTTGTTCCACTGAGGATAGAGGCCGATTCCGCCCAGGCCGAAGACCAGGAGCCTTTCGTAGACCCCGAAGAGGCCCTCGTCCGTGGTCGCGGCATCCGTGTCGAAATCCACGGCCAGCCCGAGCTGATCGGGCTTGGGGATGATCTTGCCGAGCCGGAAGGACAGATCGTGGTCGATACCCCATTTATGAAGGCTGAAATCCTTGTGGCTGCCCGCATCCGGCGGTACGGCATCTCCGTTGGGGTGTCGGGGCTGGCCCGCCCGGAGCGTGAACCACATCGGCGCATCCAGGGCGATCCGGATCTCTCCGAGGACCTCAACCAGGCGGGGATCTATTCGGTCGGGATGAAGGAACTCCTCCGGCTTGATCTTTCCGCTCTTGTCCGGCCAGTTCATCGGTCCCCCATGATCTGGAACTCCGCCCGGCGGTTCTGGGCCCAGGCCAGCTCGTCGTGGCCGGGGTTCAGGGGGCGCTCCTCGCCGCAGGTGACAGTCATCAGCCGGGCAGGATCGACGCCGGCGGCCACCAGGAAGGCTTTCGCGCTCTCTGCCCGCTTAACCCCCAGGGCCAGGTTATATTCGACGGTCCCCCGCTCGTCACAATGCCCCTCGATCAGGAGTCGCAGCGCGGGCCTTGCGGAGAGCTGTCCTGCGTGGCACAGGAGCACCGGTCCGTGGTCCTGGCGAAGGTTGTAACGGTCGAAGTCGAAATAGATGGCCTCGAAGTCGTAGGGGCCTGTTGCGTGGGGAGCGGGGGGCGCGGGAGTTGGGCGGATCGGCGCAGGGGCCGGGGTGGGCAATGTGGTCGGGATCGGCTGGGGAGTGGGCTTCCGGATGGCCTGGTGGGCCGAACAGCCCCATAGGGCGACGAGGATGATCCAGGGAAGGATTCGTTTCATCTGGCCCTCAACAAAAAAGCCCCCGCCGCAGCGGAGGCCGTAACCTCGCTTGCAACGGGGGCTCAAGTGCTTTGATACCCCTGAAACTGGATATTCCGCCCCTCGCCGGGTGGAGGGCGAGGGGTTATGGGAAAGGAGATGCCGAAGCATCTGTTAAAATATAAGCATAAACGGCTTTGGAATAAAGCGAAATTTAGCCCGGTCTTGAGATTTTCAAAGACTCGGTCTTCCGCAGGCGCACGAGTTCCCCGGCCTCGAAGATCGCCTCCAGGGTGACGTATCGCGCCTTGAGGCGGATGTCGTGGGCCAGGGTAATGAGGTCCCGCATGGGGTCGTTCGCCGGAAGGTCCCGGTCATCAATTTGAATACGGAGCATGCGCCCTCCCTATGATCTGCGCGCCATCTCCCAGTGATACATCTGGATAAGCCTTTTCAGATTTCGCTCAAAGATCCGACTACACCGCTTTGCAGTTGCCCCCGGCTTCGGCAGATGCTTCGGGCAGATGTAGCGCGAGAACTCGGAGGGCAAGCCGTGATCCAGGATGACCCGTTCCCATCCGGACTCCACGCCGGGATCGGATTCCTGGACGGCCCCGCAGAAGGCGCAGATCATCTCCTCGCCCTGAAAACTGATCGGAACATGTATATTCATCTGAGCTCCATCTCAAGCTGGCCGAGCAGGGCCTCCAGCTTGCTCGTGCGCTTGAAGACCGAGGCGTGCTTCAGGATCGACAGCGCCAGGCCCACCAGCCAGCGATAGCACTCATTCACCTCCTGCGCACCCCAGGGCCGATAGTAGCCGTAGGGCGGGCCGCAGGTGGACGCGATGGGCAGGCGGTGGAGTTCGATGAGGTGTTTGATCAGGTCGCGCACATAGCGGCTCCTGGCTGCCGGGGTGTTGTCCGCCCCGATCCCGGCGGCCTCGGCGATGTCGATGGCCCGCAGGGCGTTCTCCCGGCCCCATCGGTCCCGAATCTGCCGCCAGACACGGACCTCCTCGTCGGTCCACTCAGACTCCGGCCAGTGTTCCAGCAGGCTGTTGTTCGCGCTGGTCTCCGGCATTTTCTGCCTTTCCCTTCTTGCGCCGCAGGATCGCGCTCAGGCCCTCGATGATCGCCCGGCCGTGGCGGATCGTCTGCGGCCACGGATGGCGGCATTGACGCCGACTGAATTGCTGTTGCTTCTCCGGGTCGGTCCAGCCCAGGTCGTGAAAGAGGTGCTGGATCTTCGCCATCATGGCCTGGGAGATCGGGGCGTCCATGTCCGCCCGCCTGCGCCGCTCCTGGATATGGCGCGTCCTGCCGTTGGGCTGGTAGCGGTTATAGCCGCCGGTCGGCATCCATCCCAGGTCGTAGTATGCTTGCATGACGGCCTCCACACCTTTCTGATCCAGGTCCACCGAAGAGCGCACTCCGCCGCACGCCTGGAGGATGTCGCGGTAGGCGTCATCATCCAGGCCCAGGGCAGCCTTGCCCATGTGGAGGAGTTTCTTCTGGTAGTTCGTGGCCTTGGTGGTTTGGGCGATCATGTTTCGTCTCGTATTTTATCCGGGCCGGATCTGTCCCGGCCTGGCCTGAGTGATCCTATTGTTTTTTACGGAAGTGCCCGATCACGGAGCTTGGCGCTGTTTAACGGACCTCTCAGGCATCTCACGTTTCCCCCCGACCCAGCCCACCTTCTTGCAACTGGCCAGCACCACTCACGCCAGCCGGCCCGCCTCGGTCCAACGGGGTTTCCTCCGCGTCTACCCCGGCGATACCCATCGTTTTAACCCGCAGTTGCGGACAGATCGCCTGCGGGTGGCCTTCCTGTCGGGTAGCCCCTCATTTGTCGAATGTCGCCAATGTCCTGAAAGCCCTGAAAATCCTGGCCCTCCCAGGATTTTCACAACACCGCTTGCGACCTTCCAGGAGGACGCCGATGTGCTGCCGGGGGTGGATGTAGCAGGGGACCTTCCACCCGCCGCGCTCCTCCAGGCAGAAGGTGTGCGTGCGCACGACGCCGCCCTGACAGCGATGAATGTGGTCGATCTCCGCCTCGTTCATCTCCATACAAAATTGCCAGAGCGCGATGGGGACCCCTACCAGCTCTGCCTGCGCCAGCTTCGCGTAGTGGCCCCGCTCGATCAGGGTCTTCGGCGCGAACATCTGCCAGACGGTGTAGGCGCAGACGGGCCGGCCCTTCCGGTCCTCCTGGCCGGTCTTCACGCCGTAGAGATAGGCGACCCAGGCGCCCTCGCCGCGCGGGTCCTGTCCGAGGGTGTTTGCGGTAGGCGTCCAGAGCATGGAGTGTCCTTTGGAAAACGCAGAAGGTCCTGCATCCCGCCCACAATACGGTTATGACGAGCAGCTTCAAGGGATTGGGTTCCGGAGACTGAAGGTGGCGCCTCAATGCCTGGATTTTTCGTTTCCAGGGATGCGGGCTTGAAGGGTTTTCAAGGTCGTCCAGCATCTCCAGCGCCCACTCAATCGCAACAGCCGTTTTCTTCTTTGGCATCTCATTTCCCCAGGATTATCGCCGCATCCCGCAGGGCCACCCGGCGCGCGGAGTCGGGGATCGTCACGGCCAACCTCCTGGCCTTCTCCTCCAGCACCCGCAGTTCCTCAATGGGGTCGGCCTGGGGTGGCGGCAAGGAGATCGGCTGCCGGTGCATCAGGTAGATGGCTTCCATGGAGAGGATCGGGGGCTGGGATATTGGTTGCTCCCGGTGATCCAGGCGGTCTGCAAAATAGGGAATGCCCAGGCCGATGAGCCCGAAGAGCAACGCGAACCAGATGATTTTTTCCAGCTTGGCTTTCATTTTCCGCCCAGGATCAGGATGAGCAACGGCACCAGGATCAGGGGAACAACGAATAGGGCCAGCAGGGCCACCCTTATCAGTCTCCGGGTTCCCATAAGTCCTGCTTGAGGCCGTGTAGCCAGGCCCGCATACGCTGCGATAGCCGGGCTTGGGGCACATCTTTTATGGATGCCAGGAACCGGGCCGACCGATCCCAGTAATCACCGGGGTTCCGGTCATCGCCCCGCTCCAGGCAGCGCGAACGGCAGCGGGCTATGAGCTGCTCAATGCTTGGCATTTCAAAGGCTGAACGATCACTGTCCAGGCCCGTTTGATCAGAACAACCTCAATTGCCCGGACTTCTTCATGTCGCCGCAAAGGAACGTTCCATCCTGAAAGCTGACTGTCATGGTTTTCTGGTCTCTCGCCAGCCCAGCTCTATACCGGACCTGAGACCCCTTCCTGTTTGCCGTGGGGATCGGCTATCGCGCCACGGCTCGCGCCCGGCCCCGCTTCACCGGGATCGCGTTTTCCTTCGGCCCGGCCAGTGCAGCACCATCACCAGCGCCAGGGCGCAGGCCACCAGCATCACCAGTCCGCCGACCAGAAAACCGTTCATCCACGGGTCTGTGACCAGGTCCAGGCCGATCTTCACGAACAGGAAGGCCGTCCCGGCCATCACGATGTAGAAGAAACGCTTCATGATCGGGTCCAGCGGGGTGGGTTCGATGAAGTCCCCCAGACTAAACCTCCTCATAGTCGCCCCACTTCCCCCGCGCCAGATCCGTCGCGATCCCGAGACCCTGCCCACGTAAGACCTGAATTTCGGCAGACCTCGGACTCATTGCAGCAGCACAGGACCCGCTTGATGGGGGATTGCGACCGTCGATTCCCAGGAGCGTGCCCTGCCAGTGGTGGGGCCAGATGTGCCGGCACAGGTCCGCCCGGAGCGGATCGTGCCGGGCGCACTGGTCGCAGTCCTGGCCCAGCTCGTTGAGTTGCATCCCGGCCGGGACCGGGCAGGCCAGGACGATGTCGCGGACCAGCTCGTCCTCCGTGCAGTCCAGGCGCTCCACACGGGAGACCAGCCATTCCTCCTGGTCTATGGCCGCAGCGCCCACTACGGCCTTGAGCAGGGGTTTGGACATGGACCCCGGATCAGACGCCTCCACGCGCAGAACCTCGGCCTCGACGCTCGTCAGCCGGCTCTCGTCCAGGATCATCTCGATCTTCACCATAACCATCTCCTTTCAGAAGGCTTGCCCTGAGCCTGTCGAAGGGCTGTGGGCCGGGTCATCACAGGCGGCGACAAGCCGCACTGAATTCGCCTGGGGCGCTTTGCGTCGGGAGGGATTGACGAACGCCCGGCCCGCTCGCCGGCTCACGGCCCATTTCATTTTAAGCCCGCCCCCCGATGAATCCCGGCTCGCGCCGGGGCGCGGAAGAGGGCGGGGAAAAGGAGTCTCCGCGCCATCATTTTTAGGGGCGCGGACACGGCTACCCGGACCAGGCCAACCACTCCCCATGGAACTCGCCCGGCCCGCTTTTCCGACTGCGAAGTTGACGATCTCCCCTTGAAAGTTCGCCGACCGTTGCAGCAGCCGGATCCCCACCGTGGCCGCTCTCCCATCAGTTCTTTGCCCTGAACATCAACAGGTTTCCGGCCTCCCGGATCATCTCCCTGGAGACCCGCTGGTGGGTCGTGTTCATGGTCCGCTTGAGGTGGCAGAGCACCTGGACCAGGTCCCGCAATCGCCCGCCCATCTGGTCGTTCGCGATGACAACGAACATCTCCATCTCCATGTCAGAGGCATCCGGCAGAACACTCTTGACGATCCTGGTGACATCCGCCCGTTCCACCTCTCCACTCAGGACCGTACACTTGGAGACGCGGGAGAACAGATGGGAATAGAGGCCCCGTTCCCGACCGATCATCGTGTCATACAACCTCTGCATGCCGCAGAGGACAAGGCCCATCCTGGCCCGATCCTGGATGCAGCGCAGGGTCTCCAGGGCCGGGTACTTGAGGAATTCCGCGTTGTCCACGATGATCAACCGGCCCGTGCCGGTCAGAGACTCCATCACCCGATCGGCGATCTGCCACGTGGACCCCTTCGACGGCGCCCCCATTCCGGCGCAGATGCCAGACAGGATGGCCCTGGCGTCCCAGTTCGGGTTGGCTGTGAGCAGGATGGCATCCCCCACCTGTCTCACGTAGCGGTCAATGGTGGCGGACTTGCCCACGCCGGGAGGTCCCACGACCACGCAGATGACCCGCTCCACGTGGGCCAGGCGCAGGACGGTCGTGATCTCTTCCGAGATCGCGGTCGGCGCAAACGGGGGCGGCCTGGGGGCCATAAACCGCTCGGCCTCCCTGTCCGCCCAGGTCTTGAGCTTCTTCTGGACGGCGTCGATGTCGCCCTTATAGACGACATTCTCAGGCGTGGACTTGAGGTACTGAGAGATGGTCGCGGTGGACAGACCCGCCCCCCGAGAGACAGCGGTTTGGGAGTAGGTTCCCAGCTCCATTGTCCGCTTCACTGCCTGCTGTACCACGGGATCAAGACTCATCGTGATCTCCTTTCTCCTTGAGAAGTGCTTCCGCCTGGTCGAGGAGCTCCAGGGTGGTGCGTCCTCCCCGGCTCGAAAAACTGATTTTGGAGGGCTGCTTGTTGCCTTGCATGCTCTCCGCCATGTGGTCCATCTGGCCGATCATACGCATCGGCTCGCCCCCCGCCACGGCCCGCAGGGGCATCTCCTCGGCCTCCGGCTGCCGCTTCACGGTCTTGACCGCCTCGATGATGCCGCTGGCGATGCGGGCCTCTTCCACGTAGCCCTTCACGGCCTTCCGAGCGGCCTTCCGGCGCGAGGCGGCGGCCTGGTATTCGGCCTCGGTGGTCTCCCCCATTTGCGACAGTGGGATGTTGTTGGCCGCGCAGATGTAGTCGCCCCCCAGGGTGAAGCAGTAGACCTTCGACACGTCGGCCGGGTCCCACCTAACCTGGATCTTCTGGTTCACGTGCAGGCCCAGGGCGTCGTTCCAGAAGGAGAGATTCTGGCCCAGGGGCCGGACGCCGTCCCGGTGAACCGTGAGGGGCTTCGACTTCATCAGCAGGAGCCAGAACGCCTTCCGGTCGATCTCCACAGGTTGGATTCCTGCGGCCGCGCGGGCCTCGGCAGGCGTGCATCCGATGCCGGAGTGCTCGTGGTGGTGGTGGTCGCTCAGCCAGGCCGGGAACTGCGAGATGAGCTCCGGCAGGGTGAGGAGTTCCTGCCGGAGGATCTCGCCGCCTAACTTCTCCGGGCGGCGCTGCTCGGAGTTGCCGGTCCAGCCGGGGAGCCGGCGCTCCTCGCGGAAGGGGATCCACCGGAAGTTTGGTTCGATGGGCTTGGACTGTGGGCTGTAGGGCAGGGCGTGTACGGGCGTGATGCCTAAGTGGTGGAGCACGCCCTTGACCTCCTCGCTGGCCTCGACCCGGCCCAGGTCCTGCCACTTCCAGGTCTTGCCGTGCAGGTAGGCGGACCGGTAATCCTTCCCGTCATCCATGTAGAGGTTGCGGGGCAGGAAGCCCCGGACGTGGTCCTCAGTGGTCTCCTGTGCGATGGCGTTCTTGAGGGCCAGGGAGATGGAGGTGGAGTTGGGGATCTGGCCGATAGACCAGCCGACGAAATACCGGGAGCGCAGGTCCATGATGGCCGTCAGCCAGGGGCGAAACATCCGCTCGTGGCGCTCGTCCTCGTAAACCAGGAGGTCGAATTGCCGGTGGTCGATGCACCACCAGGCGTCCACCGGCAGGGAGTTCAGGTCGCGCCGGGTGACGGGGCCGAACTTGCGCTTGTAGGCGTCCGCGCCCTCGCGGGAAAGGCAGAGCACGGACGGAGGGATGGACTGGATGGTGCGTCGGACTGTGGAGACCGAAGGGCAGTACTGGCCGGTGGCCTGACAGAAGTTGGACAGCTCTTCGTAGATGTGCTGCGCGAAGGGCTGTTCTTCCCGGCAGTAGCGCGACACGACCAGGCACTTCATCTGCCCGGTCAGCGCCAGGCTGCGGTTTCGGTTCTTGTGCGCGCGGGGGAGGAGGAAGTTGAGCCTCTCGCGCTCCGGCGCGGCTTTATAGGCGCGGAGATAGGAGTAAAGCGTGCTCCGGCTGACGCCCCGCTCCGCGCAGAAGAGAGAGACCGCCTCCGTGGCGGGCGTTCCGGGGGGCAGGCCGGCCCGGAACGCCCGCCACCACTGGAGGATCTCCGCCCGCCGGACGGCCTCGGCGAGCTTCCAACTGGGAACCTCCGCGATAGAGACGGCAGGAGGGGCGGGGTCGGGAGGCGCAGGAGGGGCGGGCGCCGGGCGCGAGGCCCACCAGGATGCCTGCGCGTGCGCCGGGAGGCTGGAGAGGGCGATCTGGAGGACCTTGCCGCCAAGACCACCACCACGCTGGCCATCCGCAAGGCGCGTGACATAGCGACCCCTTCGCGCACTTTTTTGAACTGCCCATTTGCTGATCCCAAGCAGGGCCGCACACTCGAAGACGGAGAGCCAGACCTCCACAGCGGGAGGGCTATGTGGGGCTATGGCGCTCAC